AGAGCAACCGCGCTCATCACAATGAAGACTACTCAAAGAAAGAAGTCTAAAAAGTGGAATTCTATGATGATGTCTTTAAGACAACCAAAAGCAGATGGTAAAGGTCATTTTAGACCCGCATCATTTACTCAAGAATACCTTATGAAAACTGTTTTAGAAAAAAACAATAAAGGTTCTTGGTTTGGTTGGGAGATTGAACACAGTGGCCCAATTAAGAATGAGGAAGTACTTAAGGGAGCTTATGACTTTTATGAAAGTTGTAAGAAGGGAGCTGTAAGAGTAAATCATCAAAAAGAAGAACAGGCACCTAAAACTCCATTCTAGTTTATGGTCCTACTTGACAAAACCTTGGAAGAGTTTATAGAACTCTTCCAGGGCTCAAATACATATTTTGGTGTGTCCAAACCCACGGGCAAGAGAAACTCTAAGGGAAAGGCAGAATTTAAACATTGGTTAGAACCCTCTCCAATGACTAAGGATCATTGGAAGCAACATTTAATTGGAGAGGCATATTATGGGAGTGTTCCCATTAGAAATGATAATACATGTAGTTGGGGTGTCATCGATGTTGATCGTTATAATATCCAGCATAAGGAAGTTATTAAGACACTTCGACAAAGAAGATACCCATTAGTTCCATATAGATCAAAATCAAATGGGCTACATTTAATTTTACATATTGATGGTGTGGTTGAAGCATCATCAATGAGAAGAAAACTTATAGAGATAGCATCAGATTTAGGTATAAACGATACCACAACAGATATTTTTCCAGCACAAGATGAAGTAGATCTTACACCAGAAGATTGGGATGATAAGAGAAAAGGTAACTTTGTAAATTTACCATATCAAAAAGCAGAAATGACAACTAGGGTTGCAATGGATAATGATGGTAACTCTATAAAATTAGAAAACTTATATGAATTTGTAAAACAATTTAGAGTTAACCCAAAAGAATTTAAAAAAATAAAAGTTTTTCAAGATGATGAAACAAAAGACTATCCGCCTTGTGTCATTAACTTTATGAAAAATAAAGTACAAAAAGGTGAGGGTCGTAATGATGCTATGTTTAATGTTGCAGTCCTGGCTAAAAAAATTAATCCAGATCCAATAATGTACGAAGAATGGACTAGAGAAATGATGCCCAAAGTTTGTGCAGAAAAATTACATCCTAAAGAATTACAAGCTATATTCAAAGGAGTAGAAAATAAGGACTATGCTTATAAATGTAAAACATCAATTGCAAGAATGCACTGTGTATCATCAGAGTGTATTAAAAGAAAACTTGGCATCGGTGCCAACGAGGCTTTACCTGAGGTTGGTAAACTTATAAAAGTAAACTCTTATCCTGAGCCATATTGGATTTTACCAATACAGGGTAAATCTATTAGATTATCCACAAAACAATTATATCAACAACAATTATTAGGTGAACAGTTATTAAATTATGACATTGTGTGGAGATCACTTAAACCAACTAAAAGAGATCCTGATCCATACAGGGACTGGTTAGAAGAACTCATGTCTAATAAGCAAGATATGGAAGGTTTTGATAGTAAAGAAGAAGGTATGGATGTATTTAATTCAAGATTGTCTAGGTTTTTAGAAGATGTTGAGGATACTACTGATTTCGATCAAATAGATAATGGAAACATTTGGAAGGATGCAACAGAAATGAGATTTAAATTAGAAACTTTTAGATCATTTATAAAAAAAATGGGTTACAATTGGAATGAAAAAGAATGCACAAAGTTTTTAGAACAAGGAGGGGCGCAACCTAAAAAAAAGTTTCAAAATATTAGTAGTAGACACTGGGTTGTGTCTTTACCAAAACAAACAGAGCACAAAAATAAAGATGTCAAATTCGTTAAAACAAAAGCTGCGTGGGAAGACAATTAAAATATTTGGACCTCCAGGAACTGGGAAGACTGAAAACCTACTCAAAAGAGTCCAGAGGTATCTTAAACAGGGTTTATCTCCTGATGAAATCTGTTATATATCATTTACCAACAAAGCAGTTGATGAGTGTGTTGCAAGAGTAAGAAAAAAATTTAAAGAATATGATGAAGATGATTTTAAATATTTTAGAACCTTACATAGTTTAGCACGACAACAGTTTGCTGAAATTCCAGTTTTAGATCCAAAAGCAGATTTGCTTATGTTCCATACTCAATACGGAACGGTTAAGTTAAAATACAAAGATACTTGGGATGATCAGAAAGTTTACAATAATTGGTCTTTACAAATATATGATAGAGCAAGAAACATGAAAGTTGACCCTGAGTGGTTATATAAACAGCAATCAAGAAAAGCTGTTAGGTTACAACAGTATAAATCAATTATAGCAGGATACGAACAATTTAAAACAATGGAATTAGAAAACGGACAACTAACACCCGATAGGCTAGACTTTACAGATATGGTGCAAAGATACATAACTGATGGATTAGTGATTCCTTTTAAAGTTTTAATGGTAGATGAGGCACAAGACCTTACACCTTTACAATGGGACATGGTTGTAAAAATAGCAAAACATGTAGAAAGGGTGTACATTGCAGGGGATGATGATCAAGCTATTTATGAATGGAATGGAGCAGATGTTACTTTATTTCAAAACTTTCCTGGTAAATCTTTAGTTTTAAAAAAATCTGTAAGACTAAATAAAAATGTTCATTTTTTTTCAAAGTGTTTATTATTATCTATGGGTGAACACAGGGTTCGTAAAGAATTTTATTCTAATCAGAAAGAGGGTTTTGTTTATAGATGGAATGGTTTAAAAAAAGTTCCTTGGAATATTGAAGGTGATTGGATGGTCCTGGCTAGAATTAATGATGTAAAGAGAGAGTTGCAAGAAGAGGCTAAAAATTTGTCCTTATATTATCAAGATGTAAAGGGTAATAAATCATTTGAAACAAATCAATACCTAGCCATACAATATTGGGAAAAAATAGTTGACGGTGGCAGCATAAACCGTGAGGAAGCTTGCACCATGTATGAGTATTTACTAAACATAGACCACGGATACCGGTCACAGGATAGTAAAAAGTGGTCCTTTGCTCACCCAAATCAAGTCTTTACATTTGATGAATTACATTTAAGATGTGGTATGCGTGATGAAAAAGCACCCTGGGAACAAGTATTTAAGAGAAAGTTTAAAGAAAAAGATAAAAAATACTTTGCCAAATTAATACAACAAGGGGTTGATTTAAACAAACCACCTAAAATAACAATAGATACAATACATCAAGTAAAAGGTGGTGAAGCAGATAACGTTGTTATAGCAAGCAAATGTAACTTTCCTTCTCATTTTGATAAAAAAAATTCAAAAGAGAAAGTAAAAGAATTAAGAGTTTGGTATACTGGAGTCACGAGGTGTAAAAATACATTACATTTATTAGGAACATATCACCAATACCACTTTCCATTAGGGAAGTATTATAATTTATATTTAGCAAATTATGGAAAGATATACAGATAATTTAAAAATTACTGATTTTATTATGGGATGGATGTATGACCATAAAATTGTTGATGATTTAGTAGAATATTTTTTAAAAAATAAACATTTATGGAGTGAAGGTAGAATTAGTAGAGGCATAGATAAAGATTTTAAAGAATCATTAGATTGTACAGTTCCAGTTAGATTTGATCACCCATTTAAAAATTATTACGAATGCTTACAAAAATCATTTGACGAATATTTAGGTCAATATTTTGAAGCTAGTAACGCTGGTAAAGTTCAATTAGTTGAGCCACCAAACTTTCAATTTTATAAACCTGGAGCTGGTTTTAAAAAATGGCATGCAGAAAGAAATGGTGTCAGCGAAAGCGGATCTAGAAGAGTGTTTGTATTTATGACATTTTTAAACGATGTGCCAAATGCAGGCACGGAGTTTTATTATCAAGAATTATTAATACCAGCAAAAAAAGGTTTGACAATTATCTGGCCAGCAGAATGGACACACACTCATAGAGGTCAAATAACAAATGAGCATGAAAAAATGATTTTTACAGGTTGGTTTTCGTATCCAAAATTTAGAGAGGGTGAGAAAAGAGTATGACACATAAAGATTTATTTTCAAAAGCTTTTCCTCAAACAAAACAAATTGGGGGATCTCATTATAAAGATATGGTCATACAACCATTTGAGTTTATTTCAAAAAATGAACTCACGTTTTTTCAAGGGAACGTCATAAAATACGTCTGCAGGTATAAGCAGAAAAACGGGATACAAGATTTAGAAAAAGTAATTCACTATTGTCAGTTAGAAATATTAAAATTAAAAGATGCAAAAAAAAGTAAATAAATGCTGTGAATGCGAAAGAAATGAGGGTATTGTTGAAAAAGAAAAAATTTATTGTGCTGAGTGTTATATGTTTAATAATAATATTCTTTCCCGTGTCGTGCGTTCCACTAAAAGACGATATAAGTATAAATCCATTAACTATAATAAAACACTTCACTAAAAAAAAATGACTATAATTTATGGATTAGGAATGTTGTTAGTTAGTATCATTATGATTGTAATAATATGCACAATAGGATTTTACGTAATTAATAAATGACACATCAATTAAATTTTATTTATAACGATAGTGATTGGGTTTGCCCTAGTGAGTATCCTGATTTATCACAAGCTACAGAAATAGCGATTGACTTAGAGACTAAAGATCCAGATTTAAAAACAAAGGGCTCAGGCTGGGCAACCTTTAATGGACACATTGTAGGATTTGCTGTAGCTGCGTTTGATAAACAATGGTATTTTCCGATAGCACATGATGCTGGGGGAAATATGGATCTTGGTATAACTACAGCTTGGATGCAGAATGTATTACGAACCCCTGCTACTAAAGTTTTTCATAATGCGTCTTATGATGTAGGTTGGCTTTTAGTTAATGGCTTTGAGATTCGTGGTAAGATTGTAGACACTATGATAGCTGCTGCTATAGTTGACGAAAATAGATACAGTTTTGCTTTAAATGCTTGTGCTAAAGATTATTTAGGTGAAATAAAAAATGAAACTTTTTTAAATGAAAAAGCTAAAGAGTGGGGTATTGATGCTAAACAAGATTTATGGAGATTACCTGCAGGTTATGTTGGTTTTTACGCTGAACAAGATGCAGGATTAACTTTAAAACTTTGGAAATATTTAAAACAAGAGATAAATAAACAAAGTTTACATGATGTGTGGGACCTTGAAATGGAGCTGCAGCCTATTTTAATTGATATGAGAAGACGAGGTATACGTGTCAATGAAGAAAAGGCGCATGCTCTTAAAAAAGAATTTAAACGTAAAGAAGGTGAGGTATTAAAAAAAATAAAAGATGAAACCACATTTGATATTGATATTTGGGCTGCTAGATCTGTAGCTCAGGCATTTGATAGAATAGGTGTGGATTACCCACGGACACCGAAAACCGGAGAACCAAGCTTTACCCAAAACTGGTTAGTAAACTGTGATAACCCAGTAGCGCAGTTAATACGAGAAGCAAGAGAAATAAATAAATTCCATTCAACATTCATAGACTCCATACAAAGATACGTACACAAAGGCAGAATACACTCAGAGATTAATCAACTGAGATCAGACCAAGGTGGGACTGTATCAGGACGTTTAAGCTATTCTAATCCAAATCTTCAACAAATACCAGCAAGAAACAAAGAATATGGAAATAAAATAAGAAGTTTATTTTTACCTGAAGAGGGCAGACAATGGGGTAGTTTTGATTACTCACAACAAGAACCAAGATTAGTAGCTCATTACGCTGCCTCCGTGGATATTGATGGATCATTTACAGGTGCTGATGAGTTTATAAAAGCTTATGAAAGTGATGAAGCTGATTTTCATCAAATAGTTGCTGATATGGCTGGTATCTCAAGAACAAATGCAAAGACAATTAATCTTGGTTTATTTTATGGAATGGGTAAAGCAAAATTAGCGAGAGAGTTAGGTATATCTAAGGATGCAGCAGAAAATTTATTAAGTAAATATCATAATAAAGTTCCATTTGTAAAAAGATTAGCAGAATCAGTAATGAACTCTGCTTCAAAATTTGGTTTTATAAGAACTGTGAAAGGTAGAAAATGTAGGTTTGATATGTGGGAGCCTGCTACGTTTGGTATGAATAAAGCTATGAAGTATGAAGAGGCTAAGGCAGTTTACGGTAATAATATAAGAAGAGCATACACATATAAGGCGTTAAATAG